GTAATGGTTCTCAGCGTGTTCAGCTTGACCATCCTCTTCACGCATGTCTTTGCGTACTTCTTTGTAGACAACACCTGACAGGAAACCGCCAAGCACTAGGAAGCCTAGGTGCATGTAGCCGTGACCGTAGTTGCTACCTTGCCAGCCAACAACAATTAATAATGTGATAACTACTGTGAACAATATATAAGCTAATGATTTCATGATTTTCTCCAGTTTGATTTAAGGTGAGTGGCTCTGTCACAGCCACTCTTGGGTTTTAGATGTCAAGGGTCATTTGTGGTGACCAGTATTTGTCTACCATAACCTGAGCAGGATAACCTTGTATACCTTGCATAGATAATCCAAAGATAACCAAGCTTCTAGGTGTTCTGCCATTGTCACTCTTAAGAATGTCAATCACTTTATGGTATTGACGATTACCTAACCACTTCCTGCAATCCATCAAGGCATTGGATTCCGCTTTGGGGTCAGTTGTTTTGTATGTAATTTCATAGTGCATAACTATCTCCAGTTTGTTGAACAAGACCGCATCTCTGCGGTTTCGGCTATTCAAGCCTCATCAGTTGTCCTTACTCAAGCCCATCAAATCCAATCTTGCCTGACATTCCAAGATAACCCATGATCATCTTAGGTGTGTAGCGTAAGCCCGTGTTGTTATCCAACACGCCATGTGTTGGCACTTGAGCTTGACTGGCAATTCTTTTCATATGTGAAAGCAACTCATAATCGGTTATCAAACCATTTAGGTGCAACTCCATGATAGGCATGCATTCTTTGGCTAGATCATGGTTATGTTTATCTGTCTCGGGTTTAACATAACCTATCTTTGCTTTAAGTAACTCATTAAGACTTTGTGTCATCTCTATCTCCAGTTATCCACATCACACCATGTGATGCAGTAAGGTTATTATAACCCATATATGGCATTCATTCCTAGCCAGCCTCCCCAGACCGACCCCCACCCCCCGGATTCCTAAATGGGTCCCCCTCGCCCCCCATACCCCAAGATATGCACAAATAGCCCAGCACTTTCCAAAAACACCCCCACCCCCTTCAATTTCCGTCACGGGTATCAAACTAAACGTATTAGGGAAAACCCCCCCTATAGGATTCCTACCACCCTATATAAAATATGTGGTATATTTATTTTGTTGGGAAAGCTGCGCAAAGGTTTTTAAGCCATAGCACGAACAGCCAACCCAACACTTTTTAACGGAGTGCCAACTTTCCTCCTATGCAAGAACTTGTACCTGACATTAATGCTAACGTGCCAATACCCGCTTCAGCAAATGAGGCGATGCCTGAGCTTTCCGTCAAGGAAGAGCTTGAGATGCGAGCCAGAACAGTCAAGATGCTGGCTGACTTACAAGGTAAACCTGTAGAAGTTACAGAAGAGCATCGCGGCGAAGCCATGAAAGTGGTAGAGCAAGTCGCTATGAACAAGGCCGACCCCAATCTTGCCCAATATCCCAACCCAACTATTGCCTACTTAGCCGGTATGGTTGCTCAGTACGACTACATGGTCGTGCGCGAGCTAGTTGATTTGAAGAAATATGTAGTAAATAAGCTACTGCTTGAGACAGACAGTCAAGACCCCAAGGTCAGACTTGGTGCAATTAAGGCTTTAGGTGAAGTTGATGGTGTAGATGCGTTCAAGAAACGCTCAGAGATCACAATCAAACGTCAATCTATTGAGGAAGTTGAGCAAGAACTGCTTGAAACGCTTGCAAGACTAGAAAAACGCACAATTGATGTCCATGCCAAGGTAGTTCGCATTGAAAATAACACCTGAACAGATTCAATTCATCCGCGACAACCTCCAATACATGGATGACGATGAAAAACGTCGCAATTTAACCCTTGTTAAAGAGTATGACAACAATTCTGTGCAGGTGGTGGGCAAAGACTCGTTGCTAGAATTTGCAAACCATGTATATCCGGGCTATATCGTAGGTCCACACCACAGAAGGCTTGCCAAAATCTTTGAAGAGATAGCACAAGGCAAGAAAAAGCGCGTTATTGTCAATATTGCACCGCGTCATGGCAAATCTGAACTCATTTCTTACCTTGCACCAGCATGGTTTCTAGGTAAATACCCTCATAAAAAGATCATTATGGCCTCCCACACAGCGGATTTGGCGACCAATTTTGGTCGTAGAGTACGTAATTTGGTGGGTTTAGACACCTATAAAGACATCTTTCCGCAGGTCGAATTGCAGGCCGACAGTAAGTCTGCATCACGTTGGGGGACAAATTTCAATGGAGAATATTTTGCAATTGGTGTTGGTGGCGCTTTGGCTGGTCGTGGTGCTGATCTTTTCATCATTGACGACCCACATTCTGAGCAAGAAGCTAAAACAGGCCGCCCAGATGTGTTTATACCTGCTTGGGAATGGTTCCAGTCAGGCCCTTTGCAGCGTCTTATGCCGGGGGGCGCTATCATTATCGTGATGACAAGGTGGTCTAAACTTGACTTAACTGGGCAAATTATTGCCCAAATGGGTCGAGAAGAGGGGGTAGACCCTTGGGAAGTGGTCGAGTTCCCAGCCATTATTGAAGACAAACCGCTGTGGGGTGCGTTCTGGTCTATCGAGGAACTACTGTCTAAAAAAGCAGGTATGGACCCCCGCTACTGGCAAGCCCAGTACATGCAGAACCCCGTGTCTGAAGAAGGCGCTCTTATTAAGAGGGAGTGGTGGCAGATCTGGGATAAGGATGATCCACCCGACTGCGAGTTCACCATCATGAGTCTTGACGCGGCGCAAGAATCTAACAACCGTGCTGACTATAACGCCCTGACTACTTGGGGTGTGTTTTACAACGAGGACACAAAGAACTATGCTGTTATCTTGCTCAACTCTATTAAGAGACGGCTTGAGTACCCAGAACTTAAAGCACTGATCCTTGAAGAATATAGGGACTGGGAGCCTGATGCGTTTATTGTAGAGAAGAAGTCTAACGGCTCAGCTCTCTATCAAGAGTTTAGACGGATGGGCATACCTGTGGGAGAGTTTACTCCGGGTAAAGGACAAGATAAGATTGCACGGGTTAATGCGGTGTCTGCGCTATTTCAAGGCGGAGTAGTATTTGCACCTGATCGCAGATGGGCAAAAGAAGTTATTGAGGAGTGCAATGATTTTCCGTCTGGCACTAACGATGACTTGGTTGACTCAACAACACTAGCACTCATGCGGTTTAGACAAGGTGGGTTTATCAAGCTTGCAACTGACGAGCCTGATCCAATACCACTATTTAAGAGTAAGCGTGGCCAAGGCTACTACACGGTTTAAGGATTAAAAATGGCAACGAGTTTCATGGAAAAAAGTTTATACGCAGCACCTTTAGGTCTTGACGAAGAACAAGATGCGCCTATTGAGATTGAGATTGAAGATCCCGAGAGCGTAAAGATTGGCATAGGTGATATTGAGATTGACTTAACACCACAAAAAGAAACAGATGATGAGTTTGACGACAACCTCGCTGACTACATTACTGACTCCGCACTTGCTACGCTTGCATCTGAATTGGTATCTGACTTTGATAAAGACCAGACCGACCGCAAAGATTGGATTCAAACTTACGTTGATGGTTTGAAATTACTTGGACTTAAGTACGAAGATAGAACAGAGCCTTGGGCTGGTGCTTGTGGTGTATTTCACCCTATGTTGACAGAGTCTGTTGTTCGCTTTCAGAGCGAAGGCATTATGGAGACATTCCCCGCCTCCGGGCCTGTGAAGACACAGATTATTGGTAAGGACACACCCGAGAAAGAAGAAGCAGCCGCTCGCGTGCGCGAGGACATGAACTACCAGCTTACTGATGTAATGCAGGAGTATCGTCCAGAACATGAGAAGATGTTGTGGTCATTGCCGCTTGCTGGTAGCGCGTTTAAGAAAGTTTACTACGACCCAAGTCGTGGTCGTCAGGTTTCTATTTTTGTTCCCGCTGAAGATATTGTTGTGCCGTATGGTGCGTCTGACTTGTCTACATCCCCACGCGTAACTCATGTGA